GCCAGTCATATTTTTTAGTCCTCTTCTTCTTCGTATGCTCCGGGTATTCTGAAGATGCTGAATCCTGATGACCTGGTGAGTGTTCTTTTGAAACAGATTTCTAATTCATCTTTTAGTGGTTTTGTGAATATTTCGCTATCTACTAGTTTTACGCTGTAATCGTTGATTTTGATTATTGGGGATTGTCTGTTTAGTTTTGCCCGGTTCACCATATTGACACAGATTCGGGTTGCTATACTGGTTATGCATGGTGGTATGTCTTCGAGTGTTCCGTATTCTGTTATTAGGTCGGTGTTTCGGTCATTATCAATAATGGATTTGGTTTCGATTAGTAATTCTTCAAGATAATTAGTCAATTGTTCATCTGCCGTATCACCACCAGTGATGTCTTTGAATCCTAAATCCGCTGTCATTATACCGGTTTCGCGTATAACCCGGGCAGGAGTACTATAATAAGTCATAATTATTTTGTTCACCTCCAAAAAAAATAATCATAATAATAATAATAATAAGGATAATCTAAATTTAAAAAAGAATTAAAAATGAATTGATAAAATAAATTTTAGTAATAGTTCATAGTATTTTTTCACCTCATCATCAAAAAAAATAATAAAATATTAGTATGTTCTATCTGGATAATTCCTATTAGGATAAATCCTAGTATTTGTAGCGAAATCTGGCATTGAATCAGTATATAAAAAAATATTATAACCTATACTATTATTTGATGCACTATAAGCTCGTTTACTATCAAGTAAGAACTCTGAATCACTAAGTGGGGTATCAAAATCTCCTATATAATTCTGTAAAACTGGTAAAACCTTAGCCCCATTAACGGTTTCATTTAATTTCCGTATTCTACGAGTTTCTTCAAGAATCCACCGACTATCTTGGTTCCTTAAATATTTGTAAGTCATTGGGAAATCATAATCTAGGTTAGTGCAAAAATAGGTATGGTCGCCTCCAGATTCTACATTTGTTTGACCATTCACTGATGTAAAAGCCCCTAATTTAGTATTAGGATTTAATCCATTGCTTAGGATAGTTTTAGCATCGATTAACCAATTATTTAAACCATTTTTTATAGTGTTTGTTAGTGTGCTATTGTAGGGTAGGAAGTCATCAAATACTATTCCATCGACTTCAAAAGTGTTTACTAAATCAGTTAGTACATTTAAACGGTTTGTTTTCCATTCACCATCAACATATTGGCTTGAATTTTGTCCTATGTGGTCGAATGGTGCGAACCATAACCAGAAATTTAAACCAGCATCTTTTGCATTATTCAAAGCATTAGTTATTCTTGTTTCTTCTGTACTTCTAAGGGTAGGGCCTCCAAATTGAAAATAAATATCAGTGATGCCATTATTTTTTAGTGTATTATAATTTGGATTGGAACCGTATCTCATGCAAATACCAATCATATTAATACGTCCCTTTTCGTAGTATGCCCATATCTTGCCAGATTATGTCCCCAACGGCGGGACTCATAATCCTAGAATATATTTGACATTTCGCAGCATTAGCAGGGCTTTGCCCAGATACAAAAAATGTTCTAAATCCATTTGCTGTGTTGTAATCCACGAATGATTCACTAATATAAACATCTGCACTAGTGTACCAGGCTATAATAATTCTATGTGTTTTATTACTCGCTACTTGACTATCTCCTTCAACTTGGAAACTATAATATGTACTTGGCAAAATCCCGGATATGGTGGTTGAAGTAATAGACGCATTTCCACCACTACAAACTAATTTCAGACACCCGTTACTATTTTTTCCTTTTGTGTTATCATAGGTTAGTGTTCCGTTTGTTCCTGCGTATCCAGTAGTGTTTCCAAGTGCTTTTCCACACGTGGCTTGATTATCACTTAATAAATTAGGATTAATAGGGTTTTTACGCACTGTTTTTTGTCCTAATCCTTTTTGTATGGACATACTTATTCACCCGTACCTGTAACTTACGCCTTCACTATTCACAGTACTATTAATATAAACTTTCTGTAAATCATCAATTAAAACAACTGTACTATCTCCAGCAGCTAATACATCTCCTCTAACTGTTCCGGATGGGGTTGTAGTGCTCCCACCAACGCTAATAAGTCCAGTATTACCAAGTAATGCAGTTATAGTTACATATTCACAAGCCGTACTTGAAGCCACTAATGTAACTGCGGTTCCCGCAGTAGTAACAGTTTTATTACCATCACTAATCGCACTCGGAACTTTAACATAAGCAGTAATATCATCAATATCCTTATCCAAAGCACCAATATCAGCTTTTAAAGGATTATCCGTACCCCCTTGAATACTTCCATCGTTACCCCTTAACACCACACTACCCGGATTATCCCCTGTTAAAAGAGGCCCGTTCTCGTCCACAGGTACTACATTGAAACCTATTTTATCTCCAACAGTTACAAGGGCATCGTGTAATCCACCTATCCATTCCATTAATTTATCAGCCATAAAATTGTGCCTCCTTTAAAAAAATAAGTAAAATAGGATAAGGTTTTATACTCCAACAGTACCTTCAATGGTATGCCAAGCAACACCATCACAAATACATAGATAAGTTTTACCCTCAGCACCAGAGTCTAGGAATACCCCAACAGCCCCGGCCTGACCAGTAACCGCACCAAAAGCACTTGCCATCTCAGCAGCAGTTGGAGCACCACTAGTATCAGCAGTACCGAATTTAAGATTACCAACAATATTCTTCACAGTTAATAATCCATCACTGTTAAGACTGGCCTGTTCAGCATTAGCACTGTCTTTAACTATAAGTTTTTTAGCACCAACCGCATCACCGAGTTTAACAATAACATCTTTAGCCGATGCAGCAGTGATTGCTAAATCAGCGGTAGGAGTTAAATCCCCTATAACATTCCCGGTTAAGTTTCCAACAAAACCAGAAGCATTAACCACACCATTACTATCAATATAAGCCACAGTAGCCTCTGCACTATCAATCACTAATATTTTACGGGCACCATTCGCATCAGTTAAAAGTATCTTAACATCTTTACCAGTAGCACCATTAATTGAAAGGTCATTAGCAGCCTTAGCAGTGATGGCCGGGGTCACTATACTATCAATAGCCACAGATGTGAATAATAACTGGTTTTCATCCATCTTATCGATTAATTCCATTATCGCAGTTTGAACATCAGGTTTAACCATACTTTAATTCCTCCTCAAAAAATAATAATAATATATTTTAATTATAAGCTTTCCCTTTCAATGAAAGCAGTGACAGCAGCATTCTTTTCCTGGTACTGAATATCTCCTTCACATGACAAGTACCATTCAGACTTACGAGCTTCCGGAACCCTTTTAGGCTCAACACTAACCTCTTTAAACACACCTTCATTCATGTTAGACACATTCTGAAGCATAGCGATACGGCCAGTATGACCATCAGTGAGGTTCTGAACACTGGATTTAGCACGAGAAAGGAGTGGCATGTAAACCGGTGTGATTCCCTTATATGGCGGTAAAACACCAGTGGATAATACTTGATCACCAAGAGCAGTGTTTCTTAGGCCCCAAAGGTCGAGTGCTTGTAGGAATATGCTCTGGTCTATCATGAAACAAAGCTGTGATGGGTCATCAAAGTATCTTTCAGGTAATGCCTCGATCATAGCATCGAATAGGGTTAATGGGAATTGTTTAGCTGCTGGGTCAAAGTCTTTATTGGAACCCGCACCGAACAATTGGTTCCCGGCGGATACTGCGAACCCATCGGTTTGAGATAATAAATCATCATTAGTATAAACTATATTAGTGTTACCGAAGAATGCGAGTTCTTCCTTATCCCTTCCATGAGCATTACCTAATAGGTTTAATAGGAATGGTCCGAAGGTTTGTTTACCAAGAACTCTTCTTAGTGTCCTGTCATATATCCCGGCGGATGCTACCATCTCAACAGCATCAAGTATGTTTTGTTCTGCGACTGGTTCTGCTTTATCATCATCATCTAAAACTCTTACGCTTCCGTTAGCAGCTGCACCGGCAACGGTTACTCTCCCATAGAATTGGATGCTGTCTATGTTTTGTTTGGATCTGTCCATTGTGACCCGGCGGATCATGGATAATAGTTTGGATTTTACTTCCATTGCTTCCATGAATTGGGTTTGTTGTGCAGGGTTTAGTATGAAATTGGATAGGTCGTCTATGTCTAAATCTGATTTAAATGCAGCTACTGCTTTGTCTAATAATTCTTGACTCATAATTATTTCCTCCATTTATAAAGAATATTTAATAATAATAGTTTTCAATGTTTTACCATGCTCTATTGATTGGTAATCCGTTTTCATCACGTTTGTTACTGGCCTCTGGTTTTTTAGGGGGTTCATCGGTGAGGTCATTGGATTTATTGACTTGTTGTTTTAGGTCTTCTATTTCTGTTTTCAGTGCTTCGAGTTCGGAAGGTTCATCGTCATCTTCCTCTTCTTTAGATTCATCCTCTTCAGATGCTTCTGGCTCTTCTTCTGCTTTAAGTGCTTCAATCAATTCAGATTTAAGGGATTCAAGTTTCTCATCTAAATCGTTTTTAGTCACAAATTCTATTTTCTCTTCTGATTTCTCAGATACTTGTTCTTCTTTACTCATAGTGTTATCCTCCAGGGTTGGGGTTCTTTCATTCATTGCAGATTGTATTAATTCATTAAGACTATCAAAAGCAGATTGTATCTTACTAAAAGTATTATTACTTATACTACGACCTGCTTTATTTGATTCTTTATCAGAGTCATCGACTAGACTAGGATCTCCGGTTCCCCAAGGAACAGGCTTATTTTTAACACTGGTAAAAATAGCATCAAAAACACAGGGTTTATCAACAACAGCAATACTAACCGGGACAGGGTCTTCGAGTTCAGCTACAAGGGTTCGTTTCTCAGCCTTAAATAATTCGGCCCGTGTTTCTGGTACATACATGGCACTGAAGCCTCTTAGTTCACCGGATTCAATACGCTCCCAAGTAGTGTCATCTTCGATTTTAATAGTTGTCATCCATGTACCAATTGGTAAACTTACTATGGTTCCATTAATGTTTTTAACACTCATGGGTTCCTTAAGCGTCCAGTTCTCTACTGATTGGCCTATAATATCCTTTGTACTGTTGATTATGTGCATTGAATCGGCATTACGGTATTCTGTATTGTATTTATGGACCATTGTCTCTATTTCATCAACACTAAATGTTTTCTCGCCTCTGTCGAAGTCGCAGTCGGGGCATTCTGGTATTGCTACGGGGCCGGTTACTAGTCTTTTAATGGTGTCTTTTATGGCTATAAAATTAGTTAATTGTGTGATATTCATTCACCTCCAAAAATAAATTTAATTAAAAAAAAAATGAGTATATTATACTTTGATTAAATCCGCAGAAGTTAAATCCATATAACTCTTAGGCGGCACCGGACCAACCGGTTTACCAACAGGCTCAGGTGTACACTCACACCGAGTATGGAAAGGTGGTCTCATGAAATCCTCTAATGGATAAGGCCCGGCGTTATGGATACGAAGACACCTAGGACATGGATTCTTACCTAGAAGAGTATTCCAATAAGGGATATTGTATTCTTCATAAGTCATGAATAATCCTTGGTTACGTGCCCTCATGGTCTCTGTTTTAGCTATCATCTCGGCCCTTGTCTTAGCACTGATAACACGATTATTAACCTTCAATGGTTCAATCGGTAGTTTCGCTAGTCGTCTTGTTATTTCTTTAGTTGTTTGGTTATTGGCAACACCTCGCCAAACTGTTCTCTGCACATCGGCTTGTAAATCAATTGATAAATTCTTTATAAGATTGAAATCATAACGATTCAAATTAAAAAGTGCCCTGGTATCAACATTACTCGTAAAAGCATCAACCTTCATCTGATCGTAACCAAGCTTCTTACCATGCTCATAAAAAGACTTAGTGAAGGATTCGACATCGGGCATCTTGGATGTGATAAACCGGTCCATCTCAGGATTAACGCTTCTAAGGAAATCATATCGCATTAATTCTTTAACACGGGCTTCTTTAACCAGATCCATATTAATATCCATCTGGGCCATAATAATTGAATCAATAAGATCATAGAAAGCTAATTGTTCAGGAGTTAAAGGAGTAGGGTTCTTGGCGAATAACTCTTCTTCTGGTGTGGCTTTAACTGAGATGCCTCTTAATTGATTCGATGACTCCCCTATTATCATAGCCATCTTTGTTGCTAAACTCATTCTTCGCCACCTCCAATAAATCATCACGCATATTATCAAGTATCTTAATCACATTAGGATCATCATTTACTTCAGGAGTGTAATCAATAGCTGTACCATTAATGTAATGGGCATTCATGGCCGGGTGATCGATTTCTTCAAGGCCAAACTTCTTACCAAAGAATCTTATGAGATCGTTTGGGGTCATGGCTCCTTTATCAGATAATTTTGTGGCCTCTTCCAAGTCCTGAGTGGTTTCATCAATACTTAATGGGTTGAAAACAAATTCCACGTGTTCTATCCCGAAACAAGTTTTTATAATATAATCATTAATGGCGGGATAATATTTCTCCTGGTTAGGTTTAACTTCACTATCCCGGTATATCTTAGTTGATTCTATTCCAAGATTCCCAGCAAGAGAACCGGTTTCATATATACCAATCCGGTATGGTGGGACCTTATGTTTGCTTACTATCTCGTCTCGGTTATCTTTACGGTATAATCTGAAACTGGCTTCTTTAATATCCACTGCGAGGGGTTTGAATTCTACTTTAACCTCGCCTTCGTCTTTATCATCAGTAGGTAAAGCAAGTATAAGTGTACTATGCGGGTTTTTGGCTAATTGTTTGAAATGGTCTTTGATTGCTTTTTGAAGCTCTGTACCAATAATCTTACCATCCGCATCTTTAATATCCTTATCAGCGTAATTACCGGTAATAAACACAGCATAACTTGGTACTGCGTAGTTATCAAAGAAAGTAGTATTATATCTTGCCCGGCTAATATCCCCTGTTATTGTGGTGATGGCCGGTACGATTTGTGGTATTCCATAAAACTTATCACGTGGATGATACCGGTTAAAGAATAGTAACTCGGTGGCCCTGCTCTCAGGAGGTAATGTTCCTTTAGGATGCCATGTCCCATTGGTTTTATGTAGGTCATTTTCAAGATTAGAACCATCTATTATATCATTACCTGCTGGTACGGATTTATAATAAACTTTATTGGTCCCGATTTGTTGAACAAACCTTTGACGAGTATTATCCATCCTTATGGTATGACTGATAACATGTCTTAGTCTCAGGATTGGTCCATCATAGGCTTTCTTTTCCTTAATTACTTCCGCACCAGCATACCCCATGCTTCCATAATCAACCTCGGTGTTACCGAAAACTTTTGTAGGACTCCAATATTCACTACCAAAGAAATCAGTTAATGTTTTAATATCCTGGTCATTCGCTTTTCCATCAACATTCTTAAGATAATAACCAGTCCCCGCCACATCATGGGCCTTTGTATATACACATGATTCATGATACCCGTTTAGTTCCATGAGGGTTGCGAGTTTTAAAGGATTGTATATGGGTTCTCTTATGCTGAGTGATCCATAGCTACCTGTGAATGGGTCTTCTATTAATTGGTTTGATTCATCACTTTTAAGTGCGTATTTGTCGAGGGCTGATTTACTTACAAATTGCCCGGTCTCGGTGACGAATCCAAAAGGTTTACTCATAATATCTTATTCTCCCTAAAATACTTTGAAAGAAGGTAATTTCTTAACTAATTTATTAAATCCAACACTTCCAGCATCAATAATATCATCATGATCATATTCTTTATCATCAGGCCCGAAATCTTTAAACTCATCAATCAAAGCCTTATTCCATTTACCCTCAACAATACTAACTTCATTATTCTTAAAAGCCCTAGCCATAGGCCGGGCCCTTGTAAACTTATTAGTCATAGGTTTAATGAACTTCAATACCAAGCCCTTATCAAGGTAATCTCTAAGAATCTGTTTAAGGTATCTTTTAGCAAGTACCCCACTCTCAGCTACTCCTTTCTCAGGATAATACTCTGTTTCAAATATGCCCTCTTCCCATTCCGGGTTATCCTTTTCAATAACATCAATAAAGGTTTCCTCTGGAAACTCAGTCCGGACATGGACAAGGTCAGTAATATAATTATGGCCCCTACTATCTCTTTGCCATTTAACGAAAGCAGTATAATCTCCTTTCTTAGTAATAGCTATATCTAGTCCTCGGAGGTTACGAACAAAACTAATATTTTCTAATTTAGATTCTGGGATAATACAATCATTTAATAATTTTTCTGGGAACAGTTCACCTTTAGCTGGTTTATAATGCCAGTCACCATCTTTCTGGTATTTCTGATCAATAAAATCCAAGTTATCCAATGTTTTAGAATAAATTTTCTTATTAATGAAGGGGTTATGTCTCCAATCAAGTGGATAATAAGGATCAGTTCCATCTACAAATGTTTCGCATAAATAATCAGTACTAGGTCCTCCAGGATTACTAAGATTAATCATACTAAGTGGTATATGACTAGTCTTATCACTACGGAGAGAACGATAAATAAATGTTAATATTTTAGGATCTAATTCACTGGCCTCATCATTAATAATCCGATCATAAGATTCTGATTTAACTTTACCTTTCTTTTTAACATGGTCAAAGGCTTTAAACCATATCTTAGCACCAGACGGGGCTGTGATTCTTAGTTTAGATTCATTACTTTTACAAGCCTTTTCACCTAATCGGTTTTCATCACATATCCAATCGTTTAGGTTTTCCCAGATACTGTCTTCACCGGTTAGTTCAGCATAATTAAGGCGTGTTACTAGGCAGGAGTATTTGGGAAATTCAAGGTATTGAGCAGCTAACATTGAACCTAGATATGTTTTACCACCGTAACCCCCTGCACCGATAAGGGCTTTATTAGCCTCATCATGTTGTAGTGGTTTGGTTACTTCGAATATAGGCCATAGTTGCCTTGGGTATGGTTTAAAAAGAATATAGGGATTTTCATAAATAGTTCGTTTAATGATTTCAGCCGTGGCCTCATGGTATTGTGTTCTATCAAAAGAATCAACCATCATAGTTTATTGCCTTTCTCAGCTTCTTTAAATAAATCGTTTATTTCATCAACAACTACATTAGTGTTATTAAGATTAGTTTCTACCTTAACACCCTCATCAATAACACCAAGGATTTTATATTTTGTGTTAAGTAGTTTATCAAAAATATAGAGTTGATCCTTCTCACTTAATTCATCAATAACATCAGGCTCAATAAGGGCCGTTATCATATCAATTTTTTCAAGGTCACTAACAACCTCATCAGATGCTTTATTGAGTCGCTCCTTACTCTTCTTTTCATTATATTTTTGTTGAGCTGTGATTTGAATATTGAATTCCTTATTCCGATAATTTCCTATCGTTTTATTACTGATATAAGCATCATGTTTTTTAAGCCATTTACTAATATAAGTATCAGGTTTACCTTCCTTAATGAATTCCTCTATTTCTTTGAGGTATGGTGAAGATAGAACTGCATTTGGTCTGGCCATTATAAAACAAGCCTTTAAAATTAATATAAATTATTGGAAGTTAATTGTAATAAACTTGGAAGTTATTAGAAGTTATACTAATCACTGTATGTTACGGTTTGGTAGTGTTGGTCTAGTGTATGGTCTTCCATTTTTGTTTCGAAGCATTCGATGAGGTCATTGTAGCTGTCATGGTTGCTGCTTTTACACTTGGTACAGTATTCTGGGGTGTTGTTTGTGTTTGGTGTGTATTGTTCTCCGCATTTGATACAAATATTAATCTTAGTACTTGTTTTGTTATAGACGGCACATTCTAGACTACACATAAGACTAATCATCTCCTATGTTCATAATACTTTTGTTAATATCATTATGAGTACGGCTATTAGTATCGCCCATAGTCGGTTGTCTAGGCTTGTTAGTCTGTCGTGTAGTTTTTTGTCTTCTCTTTCAGTGACTGTTCCTAGTTCACTCATTCTTTTTTTGATTTCGCCGTTGGTTATGTCTTTGATTCCTAGTACGGTTCGTATGTCTCTTAGGTCGTTTTTGATACTGTCTAGGTCTTCGGTGTGTAGGCATTGGTTGTGGTCTTGGTCTTTCAATATAACATACAACCTATGGTTTAGGCTTCTTCTTCTGGTTGTGGTCGTGGGTTGTAGTAGTTGTAGAGGCTTATGATTATAGTGATTATTATTGGGGTATAAATTGCTAGTCCGTATTGTCCTAGGAGGTTTTCTACTATTGTGGGGTTGCTTATGAGTATGCCCATGATTGGTATTGCTAGTGTGACTATTATTGTGCTTAGTTTTCCATTATTTATCATTGTTATCGCCGTTTATAATTTTTTATTAATAATTTTTTATGAGTGTTTTAGTTGAACATTATATCATCAACATCAGATTCTGTCTTGTTTTGTGGTGTAGCGAAAATAGGACTTATCTCTATAATAAAATCCTTATTAAGTATCTTCACGGTTTCATGAGTGCCTTCTACTGCTGCGAAGATTATATGTTGTCGTGTTTCGTTTATGATGAAGCCATGTACGGTCATGTCACCGTATTCAATAGTAACTGGGTTTTTGTCCTTGTCATATTTCATCTTGAAGTACCGGAAACCGTCCCGTATGCTCCTTGTGTATTTTTTGAATAGAATAGTGAATCACATCTTATAATGTTCCGTTATTAATAAGGTCTCGATGCCATACTTTTTCAACATCATAAGTACCATCAGGATTAAGTTTTATTATAGGGTAACCCGCCGGGTTAGGGGCATAACCACTACGCTGACCATATCCTCCAAGATAACCCAAGAAATGCCCGGTTATAAGTCTTTTTTTGAACTCTGCTTGTCTAGTAGTCATACATTGTTTATGATAATCAATAACAACATTTTCGGTAATGTTTTCATTAGGCACAATATCTTCATATCTTAGTTTATGGATATGTCCTATTGCTATTATATCGGCTTCAGGATAAACCATTGATTCTTCCCATGTTTTACGCCGTGTGCCTACCCATCGGGGGGTGCTACGGTTTTTGCCATGATTAGTATAAACGATTAATCTGTGAGCATTAAAATCAATAATATTAAAACTACTTATTCTTGCATAAGGAACATCTATTACTTGGCATATGTCACGGCTGTTGGCTGTTCCGGTTTTTTTACGGCTTCGGTGCCCGTCATGATTTCCTTCCATCCATACCCATAACTTCTTACGAATATTTAATGGTTTATGAATATTTATTATATGGTCTTTGGATTCCTCGTTAGTGTATTTCTGGTTGAATTGTGCGTCTTCTGGGCTGTCTTTGTCGTTGGCTTCATATGCGTCTCCCATATGGATCATGGCACTATTCTTTTTAGGTAATCGTGGGGGGTTCTTTACTCTTTCAAGTGAATAGTTTAGGAATGGTTCTAGGCATTCTTGGCTTGCATAGTGGGTGTCGCCTATTAATGATAATTCAAATGGTTTTTTGAGTTTTAGATTATGGTATGTTATTTCTACTTCATGGAATGTTTGTGGGGTTTTTGTTAGTGGTGTTAGGTCTTCTCCTAATTGTTTTGCTTTTATCAAATTAGAAGGTCTCCTGTGATTGGTAGCGGGGGGATTTGAACCCCCAAATAATATGCCTATGAATATGATTTTATTGGGTCATTTTATGGGTCATAATAATTGTTTATGGGTCATAAGATGGTGCATATGATAATGAGTATAAAAGTGTATAATGGTTTATAAGTGGTTATACACAAAAAAGTATGATAGTGATTTGGAGGGTGTGTGCTTTGCTTTCTATGGGGCACCCTCCCGTAATAATAATGAATAAGTATGTTAGTTGTTTCCAATATGGAAAATAGTTTCAGAGGATGATATTTAGTATAATGAGTCCTAGTCGTGTGCTGTGGGGTTTCCATTATGGGAGCGATTAGTTTACCAAATATTAAATATTTATTGTTTCCTCTATATATATGTACCTACTTTCTAAAAAAAAAATTATGGTAGAGAATCGAGTTTTAGTTTAATAAATGAGTAGGTTTTCTTATTAAAACATCCCTCGCAGGTTAATTTAGTTATATGTCCATTAAGCCTGTTTCCTTGGTCTTTCTTCATTCTCCAAATAAGGATTGAAGTAATTATTTCTTCATAACTTGCTTTTCGGTGGAAATATTTAATACCATGTTTCTGAATAATATATTCGACATTGGCAATTTGAGTATCTGTGGAACCTAACCTACTTTTCAGTATGTATAAGTAATCGAGTTGTCGGTGTCTTCTCCATTCTTTAACATTTTTAGGTTTACTTGCATCAACACTTTTTAATCTTCTTTGTGCTTCCATTAGGCGTTCATAACTATTTTGTACTCCGGAACCTTCACTATCATCAGTACTATTTTCATTATTATATATTGCTTTAAAATAATCAGGTAAGTCTTCTTCATCGTGGTTATCAATATAATGTTCTTGTGGTAGGTCTTCGAAGTAGGTTATGGGTGCGTTGTCTTTTATTACTCGGCAACATTTTTCGCAGAGTATTTCGCCTCTCCAGTAATCGTAGGCGTAGATGGTTTTGTGACATTCGGGGCATTGTTCTATGTGTTTTTCTCGGCTGTGTTGTGCGTGTTTGTTTTTAATGGTGATTGTATTATATAATATTTTTATTAATTCTATTTCTATTTCTGCAGAGGTAGGTATTGTTATGGTATTTGATTCGGTTATTGCTTCTATCAAATTAACCCTCCAATTATTAAAATAGTTTCATATAAAAACATTTAACGCTATGTTTTGAGTTTGGAGTGAGGATAAGTTACAGGCTTAATATGAATCACTCCTCTAATTTCCATTCTATTTCATGGAACCCGTTTTCTTTTAACCGGTTCACATGGTATTTAAAATCATTTAAATTATCACAATCATGAATATACCCTGAACTAATAGTCCATGTATCAGTTTTGCTATTGTATCTACATTTTGAACATTTTATTTCATCAATAACATGTCCGGGTCGTGGGGTGAATGGTATTTTTAGTTTTTTAATGAATAGTTTTTTAAAGTGTATTGTGTCTTTGAAAAGGAGGTTTTCATAATAGGTTAAATATTGTTTGAGGATTATATTCTGCATACTATTTTTCTCCTATTACTCGTAGTGCTTCCTTATAATCTTTCGGGTGGTTCCAGTAGTGACTATATTTTATGTTTTGTGATTCCCATATTATCCTCCTGGCTTCCCTTGGGGTCATTGTGGATCCATTATTGATTTCATCGGTATCGTCTTTGCAGAAATCCTTCCAATTCGGCAAACAAAATCACTCCTTTAGTTGGTATTCTAAACTATACTCAATACCTTTAATCAGCCCACTAGTATCTTTCATATCATACCTCATAGTGTCTTCATAAACAATATCTCCATCTTTTTCAGTATAGAAATAGCCTGGATAAATCTCCCAATACGGTTCTCCATAAATCCCAATTAAATCATAACAATCCAAATAGACACTAACACGGGCTTTTCCTTTAGTTACAATAAACCTAACAACAGCCCCACCAAATGGAGGTATTATTTTAACATCCCAGTCTGGTTTAAAATTAATAGTAGGGATTTCATCAACCCATCTCATGGTCTCAAATTGTTTTTCATATTCTCTGATAGTTTCCATTTTTGGTATATTATCCATATTTTTCACCTTTTTATCTACTAATTAATCAATATCTAATGCAAATTCTCCACAAGAAGGACAAACATGATGTGGGTTTTTATTTTCAAAATCACTAGTAGTTTTATAGTCTTGCTTATAATGATAAAAATACACTAAAACCCATAAAGATTTAAATGCATTAATTATGCTCCTGCAATGTCTCCCTAATCGGTCATTTGTAAATTTTCTAGCATACCATAAAGTAACTAAATTTTTAAATTCGGATGTGACGAAGTTTTTTAAATACGCTTTTGTTCCACCCATGTCTTCTAAAAAATCTCCATTATCCCATCCACAATTATGACAATGTACATAACTCATTTTTTCACCTTTTTTATATATTATTTTAACTTCCGTATAGAACAGTTTAACGAACAAAATATACAAATTAATCTTTTTCATTATATTTGATTTTTTCTCGGTACTCCAATGCTACCAGGTGACTGGTTTCGAGTACACCGATCAACTCTGATATAGTATCATTCGACTCCGCCTCTCGTATGGACCTATGGATAAGAGCCTCCAATATACTAAGTTTAATGATATTCATTAGTACACGCTCCACATGATCTAGCCTTACCATTTGCCCCTGTATAATTTTTTTCATGTCTTCCATCAACCGGGCAACCACGAGCCTCACCAAGACAAGGACAGTTCCATGGACAAGCATCTATATTACATGGTGCATCTTTAGTTTGATGGAACTCAAAAGGGGCCGTGAAACACATCAGATTTTCCCCTTTTGTTCCAATTCTAACTCGCATGGTTGGTAGTATCTTCTATCTGCATTTCGGCGGTATTCTCGGTGTCTTTCTTTAAAGCATTCTGGATTCTCAGATTCATTATGAAATCGTTGTTTAGGGCTTGTTATAATCATGATTGGTTTGCCGCAAAATTCACAAAGAGGACTCATACCATGGCCTCCAGTTTCTTTTGCTTATTTCTTATAGGGGGGTGGGGAGGAAGGGGGTTAGGGGTTGAAGTGAAATTATGAAAAGAGTTGTTAATATTAGTTTTGTTCCTCCCCATAATTATTATTATTTGCAGTGGTCATATATATAATTTATTATACTTATAATTAGATGTCTTAGGTGTAAGGTGTATTAACTTATATAGTATAAGAAAAAAAGGGATAAAAAATAGGTTTATTTACAATTAGAGCCTTTACGACATTTATTAATCTTTCTAGACCCATAATAATATTTATATTGTGGTTTTCCTAGTGCGGCCTTGACTAAATCGATAAATAATTGTGCCCAGTTCATAATTTTCTTTACACCTCTTTTTATTATTTCCCCGGCTACTTCAATCCAGGGTCGTTTTAGTAATTGTGTTTGTACTTGGAAATAAGTCATAGTATTGTATTCTCTTCTTATACTCATTGGTTTGGGTTTATAAGTTTTATTTCGCATTAGTTTTGACATAGTATGATTATTTTTCATGATTTCACCTTTTTTTCATGTCTTCTATCAACTGGGCACCCTGGGCATTCTCCAAGGCAAGGGCAGTTCCAAGGACAAGCGTCAATATCACATGGTGCTTCTTTGGTTAAGTGGAAATTAAATGGAGGAGTTTTCATATTCAGAGTTCTCCTTTCATTTCTAGATCTAATTCGCATGGTTGGTAGTATTCTCTTCTGCCATCGGTGAATAATAATTCCACTTGCATCATTTCACCTCGTGGATTCCAAATTATACTAGTCACTGCTCCGGTCTCACCTTTACTGTTTTGTGCTAGGAAATACATGGTTAGTCCCCTTCTCTGTTCCAGGGGAATAGTTCCCTGAAGCACTTGTCACACACATACTCAATACTCTCCTCGTCAATATCCCTTACAATTGTTGTTGATTGTTTCCCACAACTACAATCAGGCATATTCATTGTTTCACCCATCCGTTACCATTCCACTGTTTATTATAAATATATTCCATTAAAACCATTAACCATAATTCATTGAAATCATATTTTTCGCATCGGTCATGGATATAATTCCAACTGAAATTATGGAAATGTCCTATTAGTTCACAGCGTCCATGTTCCCAATTGTTTTCCATTATTTTGATTAGGTCTTCTTGACGAGGCAACCAAAACACGTCTAAGTCTTGTAAATCCTGTTTAGATGCTTTTTTAAGTCTTAATAAGTCTTGTTTAAAATTACCATCAAAATCCCAAACAATTAAGTCGCCCTCTTTGGGGTCCCATGCTTCTTGTAATTCCTTGGCTTCCAATCAATCATATCCTGTTTGTTTATTGTTTAACCCTAATCCTTTAACCTTATCTTCCACCATTCTGAGGCCTCGTAGTATGCCTTGTTTGGTATGGTATTCATGTGTTGGTGTACTGTATAGATCAAGACTATCATCACATTCTATGTCCTCAATCATACTGTTTAACCATTTCATGAGTTCTAATGGTTTGTTTTCCTCCTTATCATGTAACGGACACCAAGAGGGTATTTCAAATAATGGAATAATATCTGTCATGTGCATGTCTTCAAACCATTCATCCCCAGGATTATCTAAGATATATTGAATATTGTCTTCATGCATGCAATGACTTAAAGTGATATCTGTCTGTTCTTTATAACAATGAATACAATTAAGACAATTTTCTATTTCTATGATTTTAGTCATACTTCCACCTTTCCAAACCAGCATTTTTCACAATAGCATTGATTCCCAATATAAAAAAATCTCATGCCTTTCTTGATTTCACATTTGCATTTATCACAGAAAGTTTTACCTAGCAGATTCATACTTTCACTCCATATCTAGTCCATAAAGAATCATACATTTTATTCCTCCTTTTCAGGTAGGGGACACCAGATGGGTATCCATTGAACAGTATTTAATTCCTTAGGCTTGTCTCCATGCAGACAATAATCATTCAACATCTGCAAGAGATGAGGGCATTGGTTACAACGCTTAATCTCACGAATAACCACCTTAGTCATACTATCGCCTCTTCCCCTACTACAATTGCCACATCTTGTTTGTTTAATAACTCCTCATGACAACGGCGATGCACCAGTGTACTTGGATTATAAAACAAGTATTCTGATGGTCCGTTTAAAATTCTTATAGTTTTTCCACATATTTCGCAAGGCATACTATACTCCCCCTTCTCCTATTTTTCCTTCAATATCCAAGTTACATAAATCCAGATGGCCACTATACAACTCAATCTCATAACACACTGGGCACAATTTGAACCAAAAATGCTCAGGATAATTATAAACACTCACGGCCCCCTCATCCTTTATATCATCACCACAACGACGACAAACAATCATAAACCTATTCCTCCTATATCACAATGTGCATCAGTGAATCTTTCACATCTCATCATACAAGAACCAGAATACTCATGAGGTACTCCATGCCTACAAAGATCATACATACCAAATTGACTACAATTCTTTTTACTACAAACCACAATATCCCCTTCTTTTACAACAATAACCTCTTCCTGTTTTTCTCGTATCATTTCCCGTTCACTATCCAATTTATCTTTATATCGGCTCCTTGTAGGATTCAATTCACAAATAGGAATATATGAACAGTTATCGCATTGATTCACAGTATCCCAATCACAAACAATTATTTTTGACATTGTTGCTTTGTCTCCTTTTTAACATAATTTTTCCAGACTTTGCATTGAAAATCATAAAGGAATTCATTAGTAGTCATAAGGTAAGGATCTGGGATTCTTGGTTTTGTCATTGGTGTACCATCATATTTGTATCCATAGAGTATTGCTTGTATTAATTGGTTTAATTCGTTGGGTGTTGATTTATGGAATTGTTCCTTTAATTTAGTGATCATGGCTCCGATTCCTTTGTAATAGTAGAGTGTTTGGTACTCCTCAAAGGTTAAACCTAGACCTGGTTTGAGCATTTCATCAATTGTTAGTTGAGTCATTCGAAGTCACTCCATTCTTCCCGTAGTTCTTCCTCCACTAATTTATCATGATTTATAACGGACTCAATGTGCACTGAACCACTATTTTTATCCATTTTAGCGGACTCAATGTGCACTGAAACATCGTTTCCTTTATATACTCCGGACTCCAGTGACACCAAAGACTTACCTGAAAACTTACCAGTTACCCACGGAGGAAGCTTAAAATCAGTATTCCGAGCATAATTATCCTCAGTTAAGTTTTCAGTATTTTCATTCTCAATCACCTTTCTCAGATGCACGGGTGAAAGACCATACAACCATTCCAAATCTTTAATATATTTCTCAATTATTTTTTCATCAAAATTAATACTAGACTGTTCCAAAGATTCAAAATGAGATAAAATATAAATATTCATTTTACTCCTTTTCACCTTATCAACAGCCTCAATCAAACCATGACTAACTAATGAAGACATGATAGCCCCATAATCTAAACCTTTAAGGCTTTGAATACGGGAACATTTATATCGGACTTCACCAACACTAAAAATAGTTTTACAGGCACGGAGTCTTTTACCTTCACGATAATCTTCTAACTCATTTTCATCTAATTCATCAAACCATTTCAGTAACATGTTAAATAATCGAATCGCAGGTTCACTAATTCCCTGACTCGGATTAAACAAGTCCGCTACAAACTTGTTATCCTCTTTACTAGAGATCAGATAATCCCCGGATTGTGTTTTAATAGTATCCCTGTCATGATAATGAAGTAAAGTAACTGCCTCAACTAAACTAGGATAAAGAGTTAGTGCTCTTTTATAATACTCTGATCCATGAAACCATTTTTCCAGACAAGTCCAGTATGGATTAATAACCTTCATACCTTCATAAAAAGAACAGATATATTCCACATAATCCTTAAATAAACCAATCTCATTTTCAATAATCTTTTCACGGGTTTGTGATACTCTGCCTTTATTATAATAATGAAATTTACGCACCTCATCATTACTAGCCACTGGTGAAACATTATGGCCTCGACTCATAATCTGGTCATTAAAACTTTCACTATGAACCGTTGTTAATAATACACTTGGCTTACCCGTTACAGTAAAATGGAGTAAATTCTTTTCACCCGTTTCTTCATTAATCCCCTCACCTACAACTTCAAACTCGGTTTTCCCCTCAGTTGTTAATTCCTTATAACGCCCCAATGTATCCTTCCATTTATCAGTATCTCCATCCTCACCAAGATCTTTCATGAGTAATATTTTCCCATCAATATAATCATTACCCAATTCCTGAGTTTTACGATAAACAACTTTATCAGATGCTCTTCCATTCATCACGGCATTATCTGGTATTAATTCTATACTGGCCTCTTCGATTACACTTTTACCTTCACCGGCTTTACCCAATGCAAAAAACCAGACAGGTTTAATCTTAAAATAAGTACTTATATGGCATACAAAACCGGTTAAGGTGTTTTGTGATTCCCCCCCGCTTAACCAGTTACTAACATACCATAAGAAATCAATAAGACTGGCATTATTTTCATCAAGATAATTCCTGAACTTGTCTGATTGTTCACTAAGTAATCTGAGTTTTTCTTCTTTTTCATTTTCAAGTAATTCCGCTTTGAAATCATCTTTATGTAATTCATATTCAACTAATAAATCATCTAATTCATCCATACATTTCTGTAATTGTGTTTCAATTAATTCATCATCAATATTAGCAGTGATACCGTTTTGTTCTATGGTTAGGTTCCCAGATAATTTGTGTTTGAAGTTTCTTAGAATATCTGTACTTTGATTTAAAAAAGCGGGGGAGTCTCGGTGTTTGGCTTTGTATTTGATTTCTTCTTTTAGTGTTAAGCTGTAATGATAGTATTTTCCTCTTTTTTCACAGTTGATATTATAATTGAATAGTGGTACTGTTTGTTGTGGGGATTTACTTATCAAATACCCTCAGCTCCTTGTTTATTGTTAGTCATTTCCCTCCACTCATCGGTGCTTCTTCTATTATGTAATTGGTTTCAGCTTTGAAGTGTAGTTTGTCAATGTGTCGTGCTAGGTATAGTCTGGCTCCTTCGATGGCTGTTTCAGGGTCTTTGGCGATTACTGGTATTGTTGCTGTCCTTGTGGATTGATGTATTTTGATAGTGAATGATTCATTCTCAACTTTGTTACATTCTTTTTTGTAATTGTATTCTTTGATTGTGTGTTTTACTTCAATCATAGCCTGTCTCCTGACATTTTTTATGATGGAATGGTGGTTTCGGACTCGGAGCGGGTGGTTTAGGAGTAGATTTAGGGGTGGGTCTTTCATCCCTGCTGCCCCTGTACTTTTCGAGTTTACTAGTGAAGTTGTTACCCTCTTTAATGGTCTTGTATTTCTCATTAACGATACTATTAACTTTTATTATGGGTTTAGGTGATTGGTATTCATCATTAAAGATAACCTCCATGTCCAACTGACCTATAAAGATAATGTTCTTTTTACTGTTGATGAGTGATTGTAGGATACTGCTCCATCTGTCGGCCCTGTCTTTGTATGCTTTCATCCCTTTGGCTTTACTGGTTAAAAGTTCTAATAAACTAGTCACACCATCTAGGATGATTGTATCATAATCATCGCTGTTACTGATTTCTTTAATAGTATTCTTGATGCCTTGATATGCTTTAATATCATTACCTAGGTCAATGGCAACTATATCGATGTCAGTATAGTTGGTGTCGTCAATATCTATCACGATAGGTTTTAGTCCATGTTCTTTGCAGTAATCTCTTCCAAAAGTAGATTTACCGGACCCGTCTAATCCATAAATTAAGACTTTTTTTGGTTCATTCCCACGCTTTTTAAGTTGCATCTTAATCAGTCCTCTACCCATTTCATGAGTTTATAATCATGTGCGGTTATTGGATCTCCGTTCTCATCGGTTTTATTGATTTCTTTCAGTCCCCTGTATTCTAGGTGGACTACATCGCCTTTCACTATTTTTAGTTTTTCGATTTGCCAGTGCAGACCCCCGGCTTCGCTTGTACGGTAGGTTATTCCGTCATCTGTTTCCACGTATAATGTTTTTTTCTTGTAGAATCCTTCTTCTACTTTTTCTACTTTTCCTTGTAGTGTGTCGCCTTCTTCAGGGTTCCAGTAATCATAGTTTTTTTCTTCTTTTTCTTTATCTCCGATGTATTCAGTTTCCCAAGCCATGTTAATCAGTCTCCTAATGTTAATATTCCTTCTTTTTCTTCAATTAGTCTTGTGTCTGGTATAATGTCATGTAACGGTAACACGAAGACTAGTTTATCTTTTTCCTCACACCATGATGGTCCTGGTAATGTTTCACTCGTGTAGGGCATTGGAGTGTACCATTCACAAGTGAAGTTAAGACAGTTATTTGCATTCACGCAGTTGCCAATAAAAACAGTTTTTTCCATATTAAATTCCTCCGTTCATGACGGTGTAGATCGTGATTCCTTGTAGGACTATGAGTATTATCATACTACTCAACAAAGCCAAAAGGAGTATTACGAGTGTCCAGTTGATATAAACACCCGTTGGTTGATTATTGGGGTAGAGGGATTGTTTCATATTTAGTCCTCCAATATTTCAGAGCCTTTGAAGAAAGTTACACAAGCAATACAGGCACGGGCTCCTTCCTCGTTTAATGGAACTGTCCACTCACTTTCACATTTAGGACATTTTGGCTGATTTGTTGGTATCATAGTAACATTCCCCTGTGCGGATCGCCCTCGTAGTCTTCTGTTTGGAATACGCAGAGGCAGCATTCATTGGCTCCGCAGACTTCCCCACAGTACGGGCATGGTTCGTAATTGTCTTTCTGCATCATTGTACAATCCTCCCGCAACGAGGACACTTAAACCTCATATAACCAACCATTTCCATAATGGCCTTACACTTGTCACAAATATCTGACAAATTAATCCCTCCTTGGTTCTTGAGCTTTACAATCATTAATCCATGTTGGGTCATAGTTGAATGGAAAAATAAACCACCCTTCTTCAATTAATTCTTCAAGATTTGCATTGAGACTAACCCGAAGTATACTTAAACCTTTTTCATTATTCTGGACTGATGGATGTTCACAAGTCCGGTAATGCATTGCCCATGATGGGTGGCCTTGTTTGGAGTGTATGCAGTCACGACAAGGATACATTTTAATCATCCTCGGTGTTCTCGTAGTCGTAGGTTTCCGTGTAGTCTTCCTGGTATTCATCGGGAGTATTTTCATCCCACGGATCCAATTCAAAAACAATATTTTCTTTCATAATTTATCGCCTCGTTCAAGCCTTGTGTTCAATAAGCCCCGGCAAAAGTGGTGTGTTTGCCTTAACTTCTTGACAAATTAATATTGTCCTTAATCATATATAAATGCCACGGTTTTTATCTTGACCAAAACCAAAGTTTATATAATGGTTAATGTCATAAGTATATCTAAGAACAAAAACAAAAATGGAGAGTATGATATTGAAATTTGAAAGCAAAATTGGAAAAGCAGGTGGATCTGGTCCGTCATCTAAAACCACAATTCCCAAAACCGTGATGGAATTATTAGGATTGGATTTAGGAGATAAACTAGAATGGACTGTCGAAATAATGGGTAAGGATAATGTTAATGTTTCCATTAGCCCTAAAAAAGAATAGTTAATCAAAATAACCCTCTCTTAATTAATTTGGATTATCCTAATTGGTCTAATAATTTATTATTCTCTATTAATAATTCACGGCGTTCTGGGGTGCCTATCTCAAGTTCATCTATTAATTTTATATTACTCCAGAATTTATCTTCTATTTCTTTTACACTCACAGGGTTATTATTCATCTTTAAAACCCCATTAAAAAAAGTAATCTTTGATAGCTAACGCTAAGAATGCTTAAAACGGTGAGTAAACCGCAATATTTATCTATATTAAAACCTATACACTTTATCGGTGTCATTTTATTGGCCTCGTTCAAGTTGTTCAATAATAATAGATGCCTTGATAGGAGTAAATGGTTTGATGGAAGTGGTGTTCCGATGAAAGCCATTTACAATTATCAAAACAATAATATTAGATAATTATAATTACACTATTAACTATTAAACATTTACTATAAAGAGAGCATCAGAAAAGTATTATTCTAATTTTAATTCATCAAGGACTCGTTTCATTTGTTCTTCACGCATTTTATCCTTTTTCTCTAATTCTTTCAAACGGTCTTCTTTTATTTGATTATCTTTTTCAAGGCGTAAGTATTCATCTGATTTAATATTAAAAGTTTCAACCTTATTTATCATAAGCTTATTCAAATGCTCCAAATACCTTTCCCGTAACCGTTTAGGGTTCTTTTTAAAATAAGACTCAACAATACTATTACTTTTACGGCCCTGTAATGTATTAGCTAAACCCACATCCTCAATACTTGTGGCATGAAATTTCCTTAATCCATGTGCATGAAAAAACCTTATCTCACCTACACGAGGATAACCATTCAAATCATTGAGTCTGCTAAAGAATTGTATAACACTATGGTTTTTTATATTAAAAATAGAATCATTAAGGCCTATTTGTGGCCTTGTTTTTAAGTATCGGATGATACTATGGGTTGCTTCTGGACTACAACAAGTATAATAAAGGTAATTGGTTTTACGACGGATTAATTCAAAAATAGGGATTATATCTTTTTGTTTCTCTAATTCTAATAAAATATCAGGTGTATTATTCTTAGTATGATACTCACTTGTAGCATCTATGAAGTCTTTTAGTTTTAGATGTGTTACTTCATTTGTGGCCATGCCACTGGAAGCCATCAGTAATATTATTGCCTTATGTTTCAGGTTACTTGTTGATTCAAGAACAGTCCTTATATCATCTATGGTAGGTATGTCACTATACTTTTCATGCCTATTACTTGGAAGATTAGTTGGAGGGATATAAGGTATTTCAATCCCATAGTGTCGGTAGAATGTTTTGACTTTACTATAATAATCTCGTATGCTGTTAGGTGCAGATCCATTACTGATTTTATAGTTCCTGTATTGTTTCAGTCTTTTAATGATTTTACGGTTTTTGGCCCGTATATTATTCTCTTCTTCCATATCTGCTTCATCTATTAGTTCTTGTAAATTAAGACCGTGGAAGGTGCTGTATTCCTTTAGTGGGTTGTGATATGCTTTTTGGCTGTTAGTTGATAGGTTTCGGTCTTGGCAGAATTCAATGAATAGTGGGTCTGTTAGCATGGTGATGAGGTTTATCCTTTTTTTGTTATTTAAGTCTTCATGTCTTAGTAGTCATGACCCATATATCTCCTTGGACATGTAGATGTTTGTCTTGTTTATAACATACTATTATCTTTTTTTGTATTATTATTTATTTTTCGATAAAAAAAAATAGGGGTGTATGGTTATTATATTATCCGTACCCCTATATAAATGTATCCATATCCTCATTAACCGAAGCATTTATATATAAGTTCGTACAATGTATATACAAGAGAGTACAAAAGTACAACTCAAAAAAACTTGGAAGTGAAAATATGAACATGAAATTATGGAACTTTTTAGAACGGGCACAAGGAATCGAAAACAAAGCACTACACATTGAAAACTATATGATGGAAGTAGATGAAAATGATGGGATGGAGTTTCATTTCATCGAAATCAATGTTGAAGACGCTGATAGTGAAACAATGGAAGCATCATACAGAGTTGAAGCAAATACTCATGAAGAAATGGAAAAACAAGCAAGGTTTATCCTCAATGAATATTTCCCTGATGAAAATGTCGCAACATTCGATTTATATTAATTTTTTATTATTCTATTTTTTTGGAGGGAATTATTTATGAAAATTGAGGTAGAAGCGAAAGAAAGCATGAGTAAAGTTGTTAAACCGCAGGGGAACGGAGCAATGGTGATATTGCCTAAAAAATGGATAGGAAAAGAAGTAATAATAATTCTACCTGAAAAAGAATAAATTATTTTGTTATGATTTTCATTGGGTTGGTTGCTCCACGGTTCCGTATGAATCCTACTAGACAATTGTATGGGATCCATTTGGCTCCTCTGCTACTGTCTAGTATATAGACTTTTTTATTGGACAAGTCATAGCCACTTATGGTGATATAATGTCCGTATTGTCCGTTATAATCCATACACTTTATGGTTTTGCCGTGTGCTCCTATTGGTATTCCCTTGTCTATATACTTTTTGATTTGTGCCAATGATAATAATGGTACTTCCCTATAATGGATGGTTATCCCGTTTTTATTAGCAAAGGCCAATGCCCCCGCTTTCAGGTTCGCTGGACTTGTACCTGGGTTACTATCCCGTGTACTTGTTTTCATTAGTACTCGTAGTTTGGCGATGGTGGAGGGTATCCCGGCCCCTTTGAGTAATCGGTTGATGGTGACTGGTCCGCAGGTGTAAATATCTGGTTGTCGTACCCAATTAATGCCGAGGACGTGTTTATTCTTGTTTTGCACCCCTAGTACTGGTTTAATCGGTTTCAAAGCCATGAGTTTATTGGCTTCTTCTCGCATTATACGCTTATCATCAATCTGATAATAGTTTGGTTCTCGTTTATTCTTTTTAACAAAACTAGTTTTAGCTTTCTTCAAATAACTAATAAGATTGTTTAAAACTCCCATATAATCCCTCCTATTCCTTTTCTAATTCTTTGATTAACCCATACTCATCTAATTCTGCTCGATGTAAAGGTATTATAATCCCCTTATGCCATTTAAAACATTGAGGACAAATAAATAAATTTTCACCATGATATTGTAATTCAATTCCACATAATTTACAAACATCCATATTATGCTCTCCTTAAACTCCATCTACGGCCATATCCTTTATCCATCCCCGTTACTCCACAGAAATCAGCATCACACTTTGAACACGTAATCTCGCCTTCTGGTACTCCTTTCGGATTATTCTGTAGTGTACCATAATTGTGACAGCCTGGACAATAATTAATCCAACTCCTCTTATACCATCGGTAACTATAACCACTCTTAATACTCGGTTTAAATGTGCCACTTATTATATTAGCTTTTGGTACTGGTTTGTTAATTAACCCACTCTTACCACCAATATTCTTATCCACAACCCGTGTAGTTGTAGTGGTGCCATTACCCAATACTACCCCATCCACGCTCCTATTCATGAGCATAACCGGGCTAACACTCCCCACAACTAATAAAACAACCGTAACCAATAATAATACTTTAACCTTCAATCCCAAAGCCGGATCATCATCATCCATACATACCAAACTCCTTAAAAACCGTTTATATTATAAAAAGCAATTCTAATTAAAAACAATAAAAGAATAAATCCTACAAAATAATAGATTACTTCAATCCAAGTTCTCAAATAATAACACCTCCAAAAATACAATTATGGAACCTGTGACAAACTGTCACAACTTGTGACAAATAGAAAAAAATAGATTAAAAATAAGTATGGTGGCCATTAGAGCAGATTTTAATTGTCAGATAAGCAATAATAATGCCAATATAGTGCTTTTTTTAGTCATCCAATAATTTTTAGTTTATCCTCCAAAGATGGCCACCAGTGGATGCTCATGAATTTCTATGTATATACTTAATATATACCTACTATTATAAATACTTAATTATACAAAATATATACAAATGACTACAAAGGAATATGAAATAATGATAAAAATAAAAGGCTACGAAGCCACCACTAAAACAGTGAAACCAATCGGTAACGGAGCCATGATACACGTTCCTAAGTCATGGACTGGAAAAAAAGTAAAAGCAATACTAATAGAAGAAATAACAGAAAAAGAGTAAAAGGAGGAGGAACAAGTGGACGATGCTACACCCCAATAGACTGGGAAGGATCAAGAGTAAAAATAATAAGAATCGACTCAAAGAAAGACAAGGAAGGTTAAATAAAAAACGAGATTTATGTAAGGGAAGAAAAGGAAGAATAAATATGATAAGTAAAGGTCAATTAATCAAAATAAAAGATATTGAATATGAAATTTTAGATATAATTAAAACCCATGAAGGGTTTGATTTAAAACTTAGAGCCACTGAAGTTAAGATTAACTCAATAAAAATAATAGTTTAATATAAAAATAGAATAAAGTATATTATTATTTTTTTTAAGCAATTAAAAATGGTCCGGCTCTTAATCCCCGAATATGGTAACTGAAATTAGCATCACCCGTATGAGACGCACCATCAACACGCTGCATACAAAGACTACTACTACTAACCCCAGGAACATTAGTATTCGCTGAAAACAAACCACTATTACTATATCCTTGAATCCTGACCTTTGGAGCCTCAACATAAGTAAGATGAGCCATAGTAGTACATGCATAGACTGTACCACTGAAATGAATGTATCCTGTTCCTTCTTCAACATGTACGGGGTATTCAATGTCATCAACGGTTGCTACACCCGTTTCACAGTCACTGATTTGAATACTTTCTAATACTACGGTGCCGGTTGTTTTACTAATAACCTTCAATATGTACTCTGAGCGTGGATCGAATATGTGTTTAACTTCACATACTCTTCTAGTATTTTTCACATGTGTTAATTGTCCGCTCGTAGTTATTTTACTTCCATCTTTCCATATTTCTACTTCAAATAAGTTATTACCATTACTAATCGTAGTATTATAATAAAATTTGATACTTTGCCCACTGTGGAATAATCCTTTTTTATACTTCCTCTGCCAAACAAGAGCATTCATTCCTTTAAATCCTAAACTGGCCTGGTTAATATTTGTTTTACCAAAACTAGTCATAAGCTCCGAGTCCATACCCCCGGTGAATATAAAGGTAACATATCCTAATTCTGCCCCAGTTGTAAGGGTGAACTCAAAATCAACATATTCCCCTCCAATTTCTACTCCTTGAAGATCAAGAGGGTTGCTGATATTTGTTGCTACGGTGGTTTGACCCATATCCTTTTTTATATTACAAGTTACTGTTCCCCCCATGCTGCTCCATTGGATGATGTCCCACGTTTTAAGAGGTAATATGTTGGGGTAAACTCTTATGGTGGCTCTTCCACTGTCACCACTTGCTAGGCTTATAATTGTATCGGTTATGGTTATATTATCGTCTTTGATTATTTCTATTGTAGCAAATTCTGCTTTAACAACGCTTGTGGTTGTGGGGAATACACCATCTTCTAGGTTTCGAGGTAATGCTATTACGACTTGTGTTTCACCCATACCGTACAGTAGCATTGCTGCATTTGCGTCTTCTGCTCCGAAACCATCTTGGTTAGTTTTAAAATAATTAGTCATAAATATTTACTCCTCCACTTCTATATCATCTGATGCTCCACCATAACAGCCTGGTACTTGTTCATAGGTTATGCTATCGTAGGTGAACCTGAACATACTTGATTCTACTATTATCCGTGATTCATCACTACTGAGTCGTGCTTTCTTGACAATAGCCTCTAGGTCAAAGTTTTGGTGTTCTGATTCATCAACATCATTTCGTATTATTATTAATAGTCTTTCATAATCAATCTCGACCATAATCTTATGCCTCCTTGAAATTAACAATAACTCCAGGTACCATCATTTGACTAATAATAGATTCCGCCACGCTTGTATCAGTACCACTAGGTACTGTTATCATAATTGTTCCACTATCACGAGTGTATTGGCTTGTTAATCGGCAAGTTGGCCCGGTGTAGTACTGGTCATATAAGGTCATTTCACCTAGTCGGCAGCAACCTTCATCACTATTCTGGATAATAATACCCTCGGCTTCTAAGTCGAGTATTATGCTTAATGCTCCACGAACCCCACTAATACTAGTGTTGCTTCCTTGTACTGCTAATAATTTAACCCGGTACTCGTCATCAGTCATGGTTCCTCTTTCTAATCCGAACCATTCCCCATATCTTTCCAGAAACACCCCATCAGCATATTCTAAGAATCGTTGGTCACTATTATGTTCTAATTCGACTAATGCCTCATCTAATAATTCCCCGATACTATCATCTATCATCACATGGCCAGGATTACTAGGATCGTTGATGGGTGATTGACTAGGAAACCTGTTAATGATTTCCGTTCCAAAAATACTCATATTATCTATGCCTCGGTTATAGTGATTGTTCCCACTTGGGCTGCATTCTCAGAACCAATCAGAACATTAGCGGCTGGGTCTGTGATAGTCCAATCTTCCACTCCAGGGGTGTTGCCTATTATCATTGAAATGGTACTGATAACTACGTTTTGGGCTATACTAAGTCCAGTATAAATAGCATTATAATTGGTTGTGCCTCCTTGGAAGTAATCAATAATATTAGCCTCAACATCTGCTTGGACTGTTGCGAAACTGTGACCATCCTTCACGGTTAAGGTTATATCAATATCAATAACCGTATAAGTAGGCTTATCCACTAATACTTTTATTCCACCAATCTTATTATCATCCAAAGCAAACAATGCCTCAATGCTCTCTAATACTTCCGTACTCGTTGGTTTATTATCACCATTCACTAGGATTTTAACATTATATGATTGATCGAATGGCATATTGATAACAACACAATCATGAACCCCTGTAACATTACCAACTAGTGATTTGTACCAACTAATATTACCCATAGCTAAGGCTTTTCCGGCTTCTAGTATTCTTGCCCGGTATTCCTCATCTTCCTCTGTATCTGAGCCACCGGTTAGGGCTGCTGCATTAGTCACGGTTATGTTTTCACCAGTAGTGTTCTCTTCAAGGGTATCAATCACTCCTATGGCTACGTTACCAGCTAGTCCTCCAGTGTCTGCCGTTATGGCTCCTGTGGCGCTTGTTTGACCTGCTACAATAGTTATATCAGCAGTGGTCGTGAAAGTTAATTCAAAGTTGGAGCTGCAAGTAACTACATTCCCGGATTCGATTACTACATCGGTCGCTATGGCCTCATCGATAGTGAAAGTAACATTACCAGATGATTTATTAGCGGTCTGTCGGTAACAATTAACGAGTACTCCTATTTTATCTAAGAAATCCCCCATTGCTGTTTGGGGGTATCCCATCTCGAATAATAAACCAATATAGTAGTATAGTTCGTATTGTGATAGTGCGACGGCACCTAATAGGTTTCTTACTTCACTTCCTTCATTAAAATCTGTGATACTTGTTTGTGCTGTTCTAAAGTAATCTATTAGTGTTTCTAGTATGGTTCCCTCATCCATAACTTCTAGGACGGCCCCTGTTGTATCATCTACTCTTATAATACTCATAGTACCATTATGCCTCCATAGATTGTGTTATAACAAGATTAGTAGTTGTATCAGTGTCAATCATTTTCAGACTAATATCTATTGTCATAGCCCGGTTATGGTATGATACACTGATATTAATGATTTCTTGTACTCTTGGTTCTCGTAATAAGCATTCTTCAGTGTATAGTCTTAAATATGCCTTGGCTAAGTCTAAGTCTGTCATTCCCGGAACATCGCTTGATTTGTTACCATAATCTTCATATCCTAGGCTTTCTAGTTCATCGTATCGTGTTAATAACCTGTTCTGTATGGCTTGTTCTGCGTTCTCAGTGTCGCTTATTATTTTGAAGTCACCATTGGTATTACTACTCCAAGATGATTCAATATCTGTCCCAAAATCAACCATAAGCCTAAAGCCTCCCTATAACAATAGGCCCACTTAGTGAGCCTTGAATAAAAGCCAATAACACAGTGTCTCCTTTAACTAAATCCATAATTCCTATATCTGCGAAAGGAGGTTTGAGTACTGGTACTTCTTGGAAAGGTTCCATATCAACCCCTTGTAACTTAACAATTACGCTTATTCCATCAGTCGCTAATACTGTGCCTATACTGGTAGGTTGTACAAAATTATATTTATCCTTCATCATCCTATCTAATTCTTCTTCAAACCCCATAATTTAGAACTCCGATTGTTTGTGACATACTGTGTCGCCTCGTCTCCATCGGCCGGCCCAATAAACCTTCCAGTTCATGTGCCCTACACCTCCACATTTAGCCCCACGAACTACTTTAGCCTTGAAGCCTATTCCTTTGCATAGTGCTACACAAAGTTCGGATTGGTCAACACAATTACCCCATCTCTGTTTAAGTACTTGAGCATTGGAGTATCTGCCATCGAAATAATATTTATATCGTATATGGGAGTCAACCCATTTCCTTACATCGCGAGGTGTTTTAAGACCACTTACTGTTATACCTGCTATTGTTGTACTAGTACTAGTTCCGCTTGAACTAGATGTGCTGGTGGAGTTATAAGTCCAATCACTCGGAGGTTCTGGTTTAGCCTCCAATAAACTGAGTTCCTGTTCCATATTCTCATCATCAATCTTTGTTTTAACAGACTCCACAAAATAAGATTTAACAGGCTGATTTACCCAACTTGGTGCTTTGAATACTATCCATTCTCCTTCATTAATCCGCATAATCACAGGGAGTTCCAGAGTCATATCCAATTTAGGTGCGCCTTTTTCACTATATTCCTTTGCAGCCACGCTCTTGGCTTTTTTAAGAGTCTTTATATCCCCGTCTCGCAGTATCTCTTGTATGTTCCCATATTTATGAATCATTTTACTATTCTGGCCTTTATAATAAAATTTATCATCTTTACCATAGACCGTTACACCTGTGATAATATCGGTTATATCATATTGTATATCAAAATCAGTTACGGATCCGGTTGAATAGAATACATGGGCTTTGGTTTGTGTTCCGGGTTTACGGTATATGGGTACTCCATCAGGGTTAATAAAGAACTCATATCCGTCTAGTGTGGCTAGTTGGTTTATTATATCAATCCTTTTAGTGTCTTTCCAAGCCACTTTTGTACGATACTTACCTTTACTGATGTTCCCGGTTCCTAGGCCGGTTCCTTTGAGAACACTTTTAATGATTTTACCACTATATTGTTTTTGTTTATTTGTGCTTATTTTACCAAACAAAACACGGGTGGAGTCTATGCAATCATAAGTGTAACCATCAACATTCTTTGATACTTTTTGCACTTGGCCTGTGAATGGTAGGTGAGACCCTACTATACTGATTTTACTTGCTTCTGGTAGATAGACGCTTGATTCGAAACTGGCCGTGTTGGCTGCGTGTACTTGTTGTGTTATCTCTAATTTAAAATAGGGGATGCTGTGACTGTTATATAATTGTTTAGGGGTTATGATTGGTGATACACTCGTGGTGGCGTATATGGTGCTTGTCATATTGTGTTCCCCTATTTTTTCTTTTTAGTTGTGACTTTAGTCTTTTTTGTTTTTAGTTTAGGTTTTTTAGTGATAAGGCCGGTGTAGGTTTTATAATTCATTTTAGTACTATTGAAGTTTTTATGTTCTTGTAGTGTTATCACGGCCTCGAATAATCCCTTTTTGGATTCGGTAAGTGTAAAAGAGACTATACGATAAAAACCGTTATATGCTGCCTGGCTTATGCTCACCAATGGTAATACTCCACGATTGTTTTTAAGGCCTCGTAGTTGTCCTATATTTTTATTATCCCCGTGGACTGTTAGTTCTAGTTGTCGGCCTTTATGGCCTAGGTTACTTGTATATGCTCCTGTCCCCCCGGCGTATGGTCGGTTGTTCGTGCTGAGTTGTGGGTCTTCTTTTATACTCTTTATTTTTAGGGGTATCTTGTTTAGTGTTACATAGGCCATAGGTTATCACCGGTAAGGTATTAATAATAAGGAGGACATATAATAAATAAAAATAATAATATGAATAGGAGTGTGAAAAAGGATATGAATATAAAAAAAGGAATACGATTAATGGGTGCAGGGGTTACTGGGATATTTTTAGCTATTCTATTGTTATGTGTAGGTGTCGTTGTAGCTATTTTTATATCATTGTTTTGGATATTCTTATTTTCAGTAATAGGTTTAGGAAGTTATGGTTTAATCCCCGGAGCTATTCTTGGAGTTATTTGTACTATTGGTTTGATGTGGGGATGGTTATCTAACCAAATAGAGAAGGAAGAATAAATATTATTTATTTGTTTATCTTCCTTTGGAGTCATTAACCCCGCTTAGATGCTTAGCCAAAACTTGAGCGGTGTAATCCGCAACAGACTTATTCGGGATGTTATCAATATTAATATAAACATTCCCTTTACTTAAAGAGGCATCTTCAATCATACTCTTACGATCACCACCTGCCATTGCTTGTCCCCCTCCACCACCACTACCAGATGCCCTATTAATAGCACCTTGAATCATATCCCGAATACTTCCAGGACTAGGCCATCGAAGTGTGGGTATTTTAGGGAAAACCTTTTTAATATAACTAAAAATCTGATTCCATGACGGCCACCTAAGTCTAGCGAGTTTAGGGAAAACCTTTTTAATATAATTTAAAATTTGATTCCATGTTGGCCACCTAAGTTTAGGGAGTTTAGGGAATTTATGAGTAATGAACCCGAGTATATCATCCGCAGTAGGCCACCTAAGATTAGGTATCTTAACCCCTTTTAATTGTCCTTGAATAAATCCAGGTAAGTTCATCTGGTCTGCTAAACTACCTTTTTTACTTGTATCTGCCCAATCAGTAGGGAAAGCCTTACTAAAACGGTCTGTTTTTAAAGCCCAGTTACCAGATAACAATGAACCCGTACCTGGTTTATCGGGTGTACGGTTTTCAGATAACCCTAATATGGCTGGGCCTAAAACAGATCCACTGAGGCCACTTAGGCCACTCATGCCACTTGTACCTAGGCTCATTCCTAATGACCCTAATCGTGATGCTAAGGGTAAACCTTGTGTTGTAGCCCAAACAGCAGCAGCACTACTAACCACAGGTAACCCCATGTCGGCTATTCTCCAAAGGCCTTTATTATACCCTCCAGTACTGCCCGGACCATCATCTACTGTGACGACCTTTCCGTTAACAGTTACCTTCGGGGTATTAATAGTTTTACTGTCTTTTCCTCCAAGCCAACTTGGTTTTTTAATACCCGTCCAATCAGCTAGTTTACCCCCGACGGTTTTTAATAGTCCCCCGACCGGGCTTAGGACAGTTAATAGTATCCCCAGACCACTTGCTAGTGTTAAACCAACAGCTGCAACAGTTAAGAATCCACCTATAACATCTTTAACTGGCTGACCCAAATCATTAAACCAACTGATAGCGGGTTCGATTGCTGCTAGGAAACTATCAAATGTACTAGTAGCCCCCCTTATTATTCCATCATAAGCCGCAAGTGACTTATTATACTTACCAATCTCCCCACTTTGAATAGTGGATAAGGATTCGCCATTAACCATAGTCTTTTTAGATTCCGCAATACTATTCATGGCGGCGATACGTTCTTCATACGTATTAGCCCCTTGGAGCATTTTCTTCTGTTCGGGTGTAAGCCCTTCATCTCGCATCATACCTGCTGCAGCAGTCCAACCACCTTGAAGGTATGTACCATATCCTCTTAGTCCTTCTTTTCGTTGGATAGGGTCAGCATGATATGATGCTGCATCAACAGCGTTAAGGGCGGCATAGGTTTGATTTGCCGGTCCTTGATAAGTATATCGTAGCATCTTAGCGATGTCATCATCACTTGTACTGGATTTTGCACTGAACCTTTCCCAGTCACTGAAACGCAGTGTTCCCCCACTCATTTCTCCGAGTTGGAACCGTGTTATGCTTTTCTGCATACTCTTCTCGAATAATTCTTTAGTTCCGAGTCCTGCAGCTATACCTGCCAATGCCCCTTCAGTACTGGAAACCATATCTTTAAGACTATTACCTATATTTTTAGCTCCGCTTTTAGCGTAACCGGCCATAGCCATTATAGTGGATTTGAATTTATTACCCAATCCATCGAATCGGATATTATTAACTTGGTTAAGGTTATTCTTCATGTTACTAGAGGCGGATTTAGTCACGGCCTCGGTGCTTTTGAGTTTACTAGAAAGTTTATCGAGTCCTCCTAGGTCTTGTACTGTTTTGATTTTTATTAATAATTCTTCTAAGACCATGATTTATAAATCCTCCTCTACTTCGTTCATAGGGTTAATCTCATTATATATCCGTCGTATTATTGTTAAAGCCATAATCTGAACCAGTGTCAAATCCCTTAAGTTTTCACGGAGCTTATATTTCTCAATACAAACCATGAGTGTTAAATAAAACCATCGGCCATCTTCTCGTTCATCAAGATACTCCTGCAAGTTTGTCAAGAAATTTCTCTTCTGTACGGTCCGTGAATTGGCCGCTGACTATCTTTATTTCCTCAAAAACTGCTATTACTACTCCGTTCTGGACTTTCCGGATGTCGCTTAGGTTTAATAATAGTCCTTGTGGGTCGCACCATCCATCAGCACATACACGCTCTGCGAAACTAATATTATCATTCTTTGAGACTTTCTGTGCTATACTGTTCCAATTACTGTGGCTTAGTGGTCTTACATAGACTCGCATTTGTTGTTCTTTCCCTGTTTTCATGTCATAGTATTGTACTTCTCGTTCTATAACGGCATCGGTGCCTTCTACTATGAGGGCATTTATATCGAATTCATTTAGTCCTTCGATTGGTTCCATGAGTTCTTTTTCTTCACTTTTTTCGGTCATGATGATTCTTCCTCTAAAAAATAATAATAATAAATAGGGGAGGTGTTTATCTGTATTCTTCCTCGATCTTTTCACAACGGAAACTCATATCATGAGTACGCTTATTTTTAGTATCACGGTTCACCTTCTTACTAGTACGATACGAACCGGTGGCCTTCACGATAATATTACCGTCTTGTATAACGATTGGTACGCCATCATCATGGTCCATCATTGCTTTTTCTAGTGTGTTCTCAAAGGTTGTCATAGAATCCACCCTGGAAAGATTCAGAGTATATTTAGGACTATCATCACTTGATAACTCTGTACCATCAAAGGTTTCGGTTTCAGTTACATCATCGGTTCGGTCATGGTCGTATTTGGTGCATTTACCGACCCGTACACTGTTAATATATATATTTACTTTAGCTTTTGCCATAATTTAATCACCATCTCTTAGAGGTTTAGTTGGATCCGTTTTCGTATATGTTTCAATATGCCCGGTGGCCGTACACTAATATCCACGTTACAGATTTTATCATCCTCAGAATCAATGCTTGGTGTGACTATTAGTTCATCAGCGATACCTGCTCCGATTATTTCTTGTTTACGGTTGCTTAGTTCGCCTTCAAGTGCATTTAGTGTTTTGCTTATACCTACTCGGCCAAGCCAATCATCCAAGTTAAGATAGTTTAGGACATAGGTTAGGCACCTGACAGCATACAACTCGGAGGCGTTGGTTTTCATTCCATCATCACCAACACTCTGGGAACCAGTAACAGAGGATATTACCCCATACTTCCGTGTTTCACGATTTTTTAATTCAAAACAAGTTAGTCCTTTATCTGTTAGGGTATATGCTTCTTCACTTGTGAATTCTGGGCTTATGGCATCGATATCAGTAATTCTTTTATTGGTTGGTGACTCATTAACACTTAATCCTGCTACGAAACCAGCATATCGTGCTGCACTTTCTGCATCGGTTAATTCATCAGTGCCGATAGTGAATTTCTGGCCAATGTAACTCATGAGTTGATTATCAGCAGTGGCGATAAGGGCTATTGTTTCAGATACCGTATTAGTTGAATCAATTGGTAATATGCTGATGCATGGTTTATCATTACTTAATCGAGTATTCAGGTATGCTTCGATTGTAGGATAATAAGCATCCGCTGGGGTGTTAGTGAATAATAATATGTCAAAGTTTTCTTCAAGTAAAGAATTCAGAGCAGAATCAGTATCATCATTGGTTGGTGATGCGGTGTCGGTTCCACTGGCAAAAGCAGCATCAGTAACATCTGCTAAGGTTTTTGCTAACTCTGCACTAGTAGCTGAAGCTGTGACAAATTGACTCAATGCATTAATCTTATTCTTCAATTCAAGGTTTGTGCAGTTATCATAATCTTCAACTACTACTCCACCTAGTTTTAGTATTAATCTTTTATCAGCCACGGTTCCAGCAGCGACTGTGGCTGTTAATCCACCAGTGGTACCATTAGCCCATAATCCCCCACTTTTAGCAGTTAATAATAATACTGGTGCTTCTGATGCATCCTTTAATTGTAATAATCCTTTGACACGTGCACCGGCTTGGACACAAATAAGGCCACTAGCACCATAATTATTATTCTCATCGTCTTGTTTGAAAATATAATTAATCATCCTTGAACCAGGATAACTATTAGATTTACCCATTACTCTCAATGCATCCCGGGGGTTGTCGAAGAAGTAAGGTGTATCTGCATCACCTCTCTCAAATATACCGACAAGGGCTATTCTTCCGGCTGTTCCGCTTGGTCGTGCTACATCAGGTGTCACTATTTCGGCACTTACGCCAGGTATGGTTGTATCTACCATAATATCTTATTCCTCCTTAAATGCTGGTCTTTTCAAATATGCAGCATATTTTTTATCTAATTCATCAACTGGGTATTCGTTTCTTGTTAGGGTGGTTTTAAATCCCATAAACTTACCCAAGGGTATATTCATGAGTATTCTCCAATTATCAAGACTAATCATATCTTCTTTCTTTTTTTTCGTGGTCATAAGAACTCTCCATTAATACCAATATCTTCAAAATCATCTTCATCACCATAATAATTAATCTCCTCAAGGAATGAAACCTCAACCCTTCGACTCTTCAAAATAAAACTACCCTCCTCATAAACTGGTAAATTGTTTTTAATAGTCATAATATCATGATAATCTTCTAAGATCTGCGATTGGTGTAATACTTTAAGGATAGAATAAGCAACACCTTTAAGCTCTTTTTGAGCCTCAACATAATCAAGTGTTTCAATAAGGATAATGTCCAATGCATAAACGGGGTTATAGATTTCATCATCAAATGTAGGACTGGTTTTATCCGGTGTTAACTCATAAATTAGGATAGCATTCTCTGCATCTTGGATACTCCTATCTCCAAGATAAAAAAGTTCATAATCCTCTAATCGTGGATCTGTTGATTCATTTAGTGCTTGATAAATAAGTTCTTCAATAATAGTTTCATCAATCATCGTTTCATCGCCTTATTAATCTCTGTTTCCATTATACGAGGGTACATTGTTTTTAGGTCATGATGTGTTGGTTTCACAAATGGCCGGGCCTTAGCTGCTTTAGCACTTCGACGGAAAATGATTTTACCACCAATAGGGATTTTAAGTGCTACTGCCCCTATATGAACACCAAGATAACTTGAACTATGATTCCCTGTTCCAAGCCCCCTTAGTTTAGGGAATATTGGACCACGGCCATGTTCAACATAATAAGGGTATTTATCATTCATCATGGGACCTATGCTTCGACCATATTCACTCGTTTTTATTGAATCAATACTTTTGAATAAGTGCCCGGATCCGGATTTGCTTTGACTGGTTAGGATGGCTTTTTCTTTATTAACTGCATATTTTGCTGTTTGGTCTATCCCATTAACTGCTCCTTTTCGTATCTGTGCGGGTTTGGCTTTCAATGATACAGCGAGTTTCATTATATTGGTTTCGATGCTGATGCCAGTCATATTTTTTAGTCCTCTTCTTCTTCGTATGCTCCGGGTATTCTGAAGATGCTGAATCCTGATGACCTGGTGAGTGTTCTTTTGAAACAGATTTCTAATTCATCTTTTAGTGGTTTT